GCGCCATCTCGATCGCGTCCGGAACGTCCTTGCCCTGCGTATTGATATTGAAATCGGGGATAAATACCACGATGAACTCTTTTCCCTGCGTCATAACGATGGGATATGCGTTTTTCATTCTGAATACCTCCTTCAAATCTCCGCGTATTTTGCTTTTGCGTCTTTAAGGCGCGGCAATGTGTCGATCACGTTTCCGGTTTCGTCCGTTACCTCGAACACATTTTTCAAAGTACCGTTGACGCGCCGATCAACGCTTGTAATTGTGAACTTTCCATCTTCGCGGACATACTTTGAAAAGAACGCGACGTTTGCTTGCTTTTTGAATTTCATTGTCCGTACCTCCTATATTGTTGTCAAGTGGCGGCGGGCTTATTTCAGCCCGCGCCGCTTGATGATTGCTTTTGCTAACTCTTCGTCGGTTTCTCTGTGCCTTACGACGCTTTCCCTTTGACCGTCCTTCACGTATATGTCGTGGTTCGCGCCGTGCCGCTTGAACTTCCAGCCGTTTCGTTCTAAAAGCTCGATAAGGTCTTTTGTTTTCATCTGCTGTCCTCCTTACATTTACTATTATACGCCTTCAATGCGTATATGTCAATAGGTTTTGAGAAAAAATTATACGTATTTTATGCGCCTGTAAAAGAATAACGGCGACGGGATCACCCCGCCGCCGTTATTCGTCTATACCTAAAAGCCAATTTACCGAAACGCCCAGCACTTCCGCAAATATCTTCAATTCAAAGTCGGATACGAAGCGCGTACCGATTTCAATTCGGCTTATGCTGTCCCGCTCCATGTTGATCCCTTTCAACTGTATTTGTGCGGCTAAATCCTCTTGACGTAGCCGCCGGACGACGCGCGCTTCGCGCAATCGGTCGCCGCAAATGTTCTTTTTGCCGTTGTAATCGTATATCTTCATTTCCGCCGCGATCCCTCTTCATTCTGATTATTTGCAAAGCGTGTGTGAATATTCTGCTTTATTCTTGATTTTAGCGCACGGCGGGCGTATAATTGTGTTAAAGGTCAGAATGGGCGAATTCTGCCTTAAAAATTTACAATTTGAAAGGGGAATGAGAATGAAAAAATCTTCTATCGCTCTTTTTGTTGCCGCCACGCTGTTCCTTTTATGTTCCTTCACCTTCCTTCCGGACGGGATCGGCGAATTCGCTTCCGGTGTTGCCGTTGCCGTTGTCCTTGCTCTTGTAGGATTTTCCAAAGAGAAAAAGGCGCGTAAAGCCGCCGCCGAAGCGCGCTTGAAGCAAGAGGAAGAAGCCCGCGCGCAAGCGGAAGCAGAAGCCCGCCGACGCGAATTTGAAGCTACGCACGGCGTTCTTTCTTTGCCTGTGTCCGGCGTAACATTCGATAGCCGCCAGCGTGTTCTTGCGAAGCTGTATCGCGAAAGCGACGGGATCGGAATTGACGGTCGTTTGGAAACGTGCGAATACGAAGGCGCGCCCGCCGTCCGTGTTTTTGCAGAAGATGAATTGATCGGATACGTTCGGAAAAGCGATCTTTCGCAAACGCTCCCGATTGTTGATCGCGTCGATGATGTAACGATCACGATTGATTGCTTTGAAGATAACGAAAAGATTTACAACGCCGAAGCGCGCGTCGTCTATACGAAGTGAACCAAACAAAAAAATCCCCCGTGCAAGGCTCAAAAGCCCGCACGGGGGATTGTTCTTTATGCGGCGGAAGGCTGAAAGGGGGAAGCGCGATCCGCCGCGCGGTCAATTACTCTTTGTTGCTGTCGGTATCCGCCGGAATGCCGGAAATAGTGAAGTAGTCCGGAAGATTAAAGACGGCGGCTTCGATCAGTTTATCCAGCGTTTCCGCGTCGATCTTGAAGCCCTTGCTATTCAGAAATTCAACAACGTATGCTTTCTTCTCCGCGCCCCTGCCGCTTCCGGTGTAAAGCTGTTCGGCGGCTTCGACGGCAACCGTTACCCACATTTTGATTTTCTCAAACTGTGCGGCGGTCGTCTTGCTTCTGATCCACGGGATCACGAAGGCGGTAATGATAGCCGCGATAAGAGCGATCACGGCGTTTGCAATGCTGGTAAGATCAATAGTCATTGTTTGTATCCTCGCTTTCTGTTATGTCGATTTTTTCTTTTTTCTTGATCCTGCCGACGATTACTTCGGCAAGACGCTTCATCATCATTGCGCCGCATTCGATCACGACGGCGCGGAAATACCATTCGATCAGAACGGTTTGTTCCTGCCGCGTGACAAGGAATGAAACGTACTGCGCGACGATGAAAGCCGCCGTTGTAATCGCGATCACAATAACGGCTTTCGTTGCGAAGCGTTCGTCAGCTTTGAAGAAGCGGCGCTTCGCCGTCCGCTTTCCTCTCGAAGAATGAAGTTTCACCGTGTCCCCCTTTCAAAATATCACATTCAACGCACGGCGCGCGTTTTTAACGCATACCGTGCGTTGCCCGTGTGTTAGATAAGCGTTAGATCATCGACGTTCACCGCCGCGACAACTGTTCCGCCGTAGGTAATCACGGCGCGCTTGCCGGAAAGCTCCTTGACGATGTGATCGCGGGAATAGACGAAGGAAGCAAGGCTTCCGCCGGAATAGGTTTTCGCGCCCGCTTTCACGCGCACTTTACTTCCCGCCATGATCTTCTGCGCCGATGTCCCGCCGGAAATGTCCTGCGCGTCCACCCAGCCGTACACGGTCGAACCGCCGCCGGACACTTTTACAAGGTGGTACTGGTGCTTTCCGCTCTTGTAAATCTGCGTGATCTTCGCTTTGCCCGCTTTGCAAGGCTTCCCGCTCGAAGCGTTCGCGCTTGTGTAATGTTTCGTTCCGATGAACTCGACAATATCGCCGACGGCATACCCCGCCACGGCATTGTCTTTTTTGCCCTCCGCCGTGCCGCCGGAAGTGTCGGTCTGCGCGCCTGTATAGTCGATATAAGGTAACTTCCCGTGCTTCCTCCATGTGCGCGCGTTGTAACCCGCCTTCTTGCCGATATTTGCAACGGCGGTAATCTGAACTTTGTTATCCCAGCGCGGCGTACATTCAACGCCCAGCCCGTTTCCGATGTAAACGCCGATATGACCTTCGCACCACAACGCTTCACCGACTGCAACGTTTGAAAAGTCCGTCGAAACGCCCGCACATTTTGTAATCATCTGATCTGCTCCGATGTCCGGAACGCCGTTCACGGCATAGGACGCGCCGCCGTAACTCTTCGCCGTGTCGCCGCGCCAGCCCCATAAAATGCCTTTTATAAGGCAAACGCAATCGAAGCCAAACGTATCCGCGCTTGCGGCGTTAATCATGCGCGTTCGCGCCGCCTGTTTGTTGTATGTATGATTGCTTGTATAGCGCTTTTTGTTCGCCGCCGACATAGGCGCGCCGAAGCAACCCATAACATAAAGCGTTTTATAATTCTTTGCAACGTCGATCAGCTTTTCGACGAATGCGGCGCTTGTCATTTTCCCCACTTTGTTTTCCTCCTTCTTTGTGTCTTTGCCCGCCACGGCGTACTTGTCAAAATACTTTTGCCCGTAGCTTGCGCGCCGTTTCTGTGCGGCTTCGCTCATATCCGCTGGGCGTTCAAATTTCAGAAGAACGCTATCGGAAGCGGCACGGACGGTCGTTGCGGTTTTAAGCGTATTCAATACGGCTTTGTATCCGCTCGAAAGCTCCTTGAAGCAGAAATCCAACTGCATTTCAAGATCGCCGATTGACCTTCCTTTTGAACGCGCGAAAGCAAGCAAGGCTTCCTTCCTGCTCCAATACGTCCATTGTGCAAGTCCGTATCCTGCGCGATCCCGCACGAAGTTTCCATACGTCCCGTTGTCAACTGCCGCCGTGTAGCTTTCGTCCGTGTGTCCCAGCTTCTTTTCGTAGCTGTTTTGAAGGTTCTTTGGATTAAGCGCACTTTCAGCGTAAAGATTACCCATCAAGCCCGCCGCCCCCGCTTCGGTTAATCCCCGCGCGATACAATAATTCCATATTCGCGCTTCGTTGTTGCTCCCTTTAAGTGCCATTTAATACCTCCTTTGCAATAAAGAAGCGGCGGGGAAGCCCCCGCCGCTGGTGTTACTCTGCTTGATCCATTCGTTTTTCGATGTGGTCAAGCCGCTTGTGTGCCTGTTTCGCCGACGCTTCAACGTCGGTCAAGCGCGTTACGAACTCCGTATTCGTCTTTCGCTGTTCCTTCTGCTCCGCCTTGATTTCGTCCGTGTTCGCCTTGATGTATCCGATCTCGGTTAAAACGGTCGCGTCGTGCTTCACATTGCTTTCCTTGTCCTTGTCCCTGTTACGAACAAAAGCGATATAGCCGAACACGATAGCGCATACGGTAGAAAAGACGGAAAGAACT